TTAATTAGCATCGGTACAATTTTAATAACTATATCATTGCTGTGGATTGCAAACGGCATAATGAAAATAAAAGGAGAACCAAAATGACAGAAACTGTAGAATGGTATGCATGGGCAATGTTTACAGGTTTAGAAACCAACGCGTGGTGGCTAATGATGTGCGTGTTCACGTTTACCTGTATAACTTTTATCATAACAAATATCATGATAAGAGATGACATACATGCTATAAGGAAGTATTTTAACATCAAAACTAAAGATGAATACAAGGAGTCTTGGATTGATAAAATAAGAGATATGATAGGTGTATGATTATGCCAACATGGAATGAAATACTACTTGACCTTGAATCTTATATGGAAAAGTATAGAAGTGCTCTGGAAGAAATTGCCATATCTGGGCCACAGGCTAACCCAATACATTTACAAAAGGTTGCTAATGATGCTCTAAAGGGATTTGCTATTGGCGAAGATTTAAAAAGTGCTTTAAAAACTGGAAAAATTAAAGTAGACCAAGTTGATACCGATTGGAAAGTTCATGACCCCGGAGATGAAGATAAAAACGCACGGAAATCAAAAGTTACCCATGTTGACCTATGGGATAAAGAGCGTAAGAGTTTTGATGTTGTTGGTACTCAGGAGGAAGAATAATTAGCCGGGTTACTTTAACATACGGTATGTATGGTATAGGTAGGCTGTGGCTGGCTACCGGCTATAATTTGTTAGATAGATGATTCAGGTCGTCTGGGAGAGTCTAATAGGTGATGGGCACACCTAAAAATGCCCAATATTTTGATTATAGAAAAAGTATTAATAACTGCCATGTTGCTATGGTTTATAGTAGACACGGCAATTTTCATAGGAAAAAGAACAGGAGGCAATAATGCCAAAGACAAACAAAAACATGAAACTGTGGGAGTCGGTGGAAACGACAGACCCAGCGTTCACAACGAGAGTGAACCAGAGAGGCGGTTTCACAGCGATTGGAGCTCAGTACCAACTAAGAACGGCAACTGAAACATTTGGGCCGTTTGGTACAGGATGGGGAGTAAAAAATGAATCAATAGAAAAATGGGAAGATGTTGGATTAGCTGTATATACAGCAACTCTATGGTATCTACCGAAGGAATTTAAAAACGGTGTACCTGTTATAGTTACTGGGCCATCTGAATTTCCAATTAACTCATCTATTAAATATCATAGCAACGGCAGAGTTGATGATGACTTCATGAAGAAAGTTGCAACTGATGCCCTTACCAAAGGATTAAGTAAACTCGGATTCAATGCTGATGTATTCATGGGCAAGTTTGATGACAACAAGTATGTCAGTAAGCTGACAGACATGAGCGGCACTTGGAAGAAGGAAGTGGTTGATGCTATGGATGGATTAAGTGATGAAGATACATTAGCTATAAATGGCTATCTTGAGGACGGCTCAATCAACTTCAAAAACTACAAGAAAGCCCTTACAAGAATCACCGACCTTAAATCAGCCTATGTAACTAACGGTTCATAGTGGCCAATATAAAAGACCTCGTCGCTGATGTGAACAGTGATGAGGTCTACTACGAAGAGGCGGTTAAAGAAACTCTAATCGAACCGGGCACGTATGAGGCTGATATTGTTGGACTTAGGCGTAAGCTGAACACCAAGACAAAGGCGGGATATAAGTGTGATATATACTGGCCACGCTATAAAATAGCAGAGGACAGCCCCAAGTCTGCCAATAGATTGGTACGTGACAGGGGGCAGTTCAGATTCAACTCACCTGAAGCGCGCAATAAGAATATATACTATAAAAAGTTCCTTGACGCTGCGCGAATCCCCTTGGAAGAAAAGGAAAAAGATGGTAAAATTATGTACCTTCTACCGTCGATATCAGCAGATATGATAGAGGGGAAAAAGGCACTTATTAACGTATACCACGAGGAATGGAGTGACTCCAATGGATATCACAAAGAATCAGTTGCTAAGCTATTAGAAATAATAAGCGATGTTAAATACTGATTGGCTGAGATTTCAACGTATGATAGACTTAATGGAAACAGAATTTAATGGACACATGACCTTTAGAGAAGCGGTCTTTACTACAGGACTGCCATTATATTATAAGGGGGATACATATGTTCCTAAGTTTATGAAGGATAAATTAAAGGCTATATTACCTAAAGGAGAAGAAGAGCAAGTATACATAATTAGGAGAGACAATGGCACAGTTGAGCCCTCACAGCATTGAAGCTGAAAGATTAATATTAGGTCAGGCTATGGTTGATAACTCAGTCATAGACCAGATAGCACAGTATATACCGGAAGAAACAGTATTCTACGACATGAAGCATCAACATATATGGAAGTCAATACTCAGCCTCCACAGAGAGGGGGCTCAGGTCATAGACCCCATAACTGTTGTTGCCCAGATACCAAAAGATGCTGTTGAAGAGCCGAACTATTATTTAACTGGATTAACAAGTGATGTACACACCACGGCTAATGCTGAACATTATGCAAAGGTTGTGTATGAGAAATGGCTATTAAGAAAGGTTATAATTCAATCTAAGAAAATTACTAGAGTTATGGACATGGATGGCGACGGAGCCCATCATGCTCTACAGCGAATGAACCGAGAGATAGAGGACATACTCAATCTCCGCATACGTCAGGATTTTGACCTTGACAGTCTTCTTAGCAACACTATAAGAGATATAACAGTTACCGATAATATCGTACCGTTTGGGTTTAAATCTATTGATAATTTAACAGGCGGCATGACCAAAGGAGAGATTACTGTTGTTGCTGGCAGACCGGGGCACTTTAAATCTACTATGACAATTAATATTGTCAACAGTTTGCTAAACCGGGGATACAATGTACTCGTGTTTAACCGTGAAATGTCTAATGTAGAGATGATGAAAAAGCTTATCATACTTGAAAGCAATTCGCTATCATACCATAATATGAGGATGGGAACCTTTTCAGATAAGGATATTCAAGAGTTAAGTGCCGTAAAAGATATTGTTAGTGAAAAGTATAAAAATCTAATCATGTATGATGATGTATTTGATATAGACAGAGCCATGCGTGAGATAAGGAAACACCGCCCTGATGTAGTTGTTGATGATTATATAGGGCTGATTGATGTTATAGGTATAGAAGATAACAGGATACGTATAGATAACATCATGAAACAGTATAAAAGAGCCTGTAAAACTTACAGTATGGCGGCATTGCTTGTATCTCAGTTGAACAGGGCATGTGAAGACAGGAACAATAAGAGACCTATATTGCGTGACTTACGTGATTCAGGCTCCATTGAGCAGGATGCAGAGATGATACTGTTCATGTACTATGATTGGAGATATAACTACCATGAGTCTATGGTAGGTGAGCACGGCATAGAGGTTGTACTTGGTAAGAACAGGTACGGTAAGACAGGCAGTAAGGTTCTCGGTGTAGTTGGTGACAGATGTAAGATACTGAATAGTAAAGATGATGCTATGTCAGAAATGAAAAGGCTAAAAAATGAGTAGTAAAGTAGGAAAGTATGGGGTATGGCTATCTCCCGGTGAGATGGATATAATAGAGAGGTCTCTGGATTGGTTTGAGAACAGCACTCATTACTTCGACAGAACTTTAAAAATTGGAGCGATAAAAAATCTGCAAAATGACCTTCAAAAAATCAAGGAAAATGGGCCTCAAATACCAAAAAAGGTTGAGATTAGCGATGAAGAGTATATCCAATCTCAAGTAGAATGCAAGGAGTGCGACTAATGGCAAAATATAGAAACAAAAAGCCTACAATAAGAGACTTACAGGGAGATATAGGGATATGCATTAGGAGAATACTGAAAGTTGAAGAACATATAACTGAAGTAATAACTCCAGCCTTATCTCAAACAGCAAGTCTTTTAGAGAACTTTATCCAGTACACAGGCAACATTGATGACTTTGTGAAGTACATGGAAGAAAAGGAGAGTGAATATGAGAAGAAAATTAAGAACAAAGGCTCAGAAAAAAGGCCGCAGAAACAGACAGCGAGGAGCAGAACTGCAAAGACAGGCAGTAAGAATGTCAAAAGAATTGGACCTCGAAGCCCACAACAGGGATAGGGGAGGAGCACAGCATGAGAAGGGTGATGTTGAAATCGAAGGATTGTACTATGGGTGCAAAAGAAAAAAGGTCATACCATCATGGGTTATGCCTGAGAAGGAAGAGATTGGCGTGATATTCAGAGCAGATAGGATGGAGCCATACATATCCATACCTTTGGACAGGTACTTAATACTAATGGCGGCTCTAAAAATATAAAAAGGGGTCAGCGTGCGGGGTTACGCCTCCTTTCCTCCCCGCTTCCGGAACGCTGGCCCTCTTCCAATGATAGAAGTTAAGCAAGGTAAGAAACACGAGAAAGATAAGATTGTCTTTATAAATGGGCATCAAATTACGTACAGGGAACTTGCTGAGATATGTATTGTTTTCTGCAAGAATGAAGATAATATATACCCTCCTCCATTCTATCGCGGGGGCCAATATTTTATTGACTTCATTACAGAATGTATGAATGATAGATGCGTGAGTGAAGAAATATTAAAGAAATATAAATTGACAGATGGAGATAAAGAATAAAATAATTACTGGTGACTGTCGTCAGGTGCTAAAGGAATTTCCTGAAGCTGTTGTTAATACTACAGTTACGTCACCACCGTACTACAACCTTAGAGACTACGGCAACGAGAATCAAATAGGATTAGAAGATTCTATTGACGATTATATTGAGCAACTCTGCCTCGTGTTTGATGAAGTGTACAGAGTTACTGTACAGGACGGCACTCTATGGCTGAACATTGGAGACTGCTACGCTGCTGGTGGAGAGATTAATTCTGATGGTAGGAGAGGATTCTCAGGTGCTGAAACTATGGGATACCGTAGCAAGGCTGTAGGTGGGCTGACATCAAAAGATTTAATAGGTGTGCCGTGGAGGTTAGCCTTTGCCCTGCAAAAACGCCAATGGATACTACGTAGTGATATCATATGGTCTAAGTACAATCCTATGCCTGAGTCAGTAACAGACAGACCCACGATGAGCCATGAACATATATTTCTATTTGCTAAGAATAAAAAATATTACTATGACCATGAGAGCATCATGGAGAGAACAGATGACATAAAATATCCAAAAAGAAATAAGAGGGATGTATGGCAGACAAGAGTTGCCAGTTATCCCGAAGCACATTTTGCTACCTTTCCAATGGAGTTAATAACTCCCTGCATAAAGGCTGGTAGCCCTGAAGGTGGGTTGGTACTCGACCCCTTCATGGGCTCCGGTACTGTAGCGGAAACAGCAAAGAGATTGAGCCGTAACTATACTGGTTGCGAACTTAATCCAGAGTACCATAAGATAATAAACAACAGACTAAAACAGGAGGAGTTATTCCATGCCAGAATATGACAACACTAACAGGGGAGTTCTGTTCCCCAATAAATACAAGGAAGAGTCAGACAGTAAGCCTCATTTCCTTGGCACAATCAACGTAGAAGGTATAGAATTTCGCTTAGCTGGTTGGGAGAATACTTCCAAGAACGGCAAGGACTACATTAGTGTACGTGTAAGCGAGATGGACTACAAAGGCGAAGGCAAAGAAAAGGAGTCTTCATCTGACGTCCCTTTCTGACAAGAAATGGGAATTAATTAAGAGTTATGCTATTGCTCAATCTATAATTGGCATAAAAAAAACTCTTAAAGCTAAAAGAAAGATAGTAGGCTATGGGCCATTATCAGACGCATCAATAACTAAACTTAAGTTTTTAATTGAAAGACTGAGGAAAATATATGTCGATGAAAATAGATGATGATGGCTCTGTGCTTGCTGCTGTAATGCTTGGCATAACTAGCAAGGTAGCTAGGTCTGACATAAGTAGAAAGAATAACATGGATAAAAAGGCTGACAGAACTATGTATTTATGTGAAGAGTGCGATAGAGTATGGGAGTATCCTATCAACGGCTCAGGATATTATTATAAAGTTGCTAACTATTATTCAAGCGTGCCATCATATGGAAAAGGACGTAAAACGTGTCCATTTTGTAAAAGACAGGGGTAAGGTCGAATAAATCATAATACCTCCGTAAACGTGAGCCTAGCCCCCTTTAAACGTACTGTATTGACCTTATCTAGTTAATCGCTCCAATCCTCTAGCAGTTTCCCAAACAGATTTTTCATTTGATGGACTCACCATGCCACTTTCGCTATACTGTTTCATTATTCTTTCCAGCACTTTATCTAAACTAACTCTGGCTTTGCTAACTTTTTCAGACTTCTTGGTTGGTATTTCTAAATCGTGTAATTTAAATATTACATCTTCCAACTCTCTTTGTGGAGCATCTTTATATTTTTGAGAATAACCAATCTTAGACTGCCATTCCATCATCCTTTTCATTTCTTCTTTTGGTAATGAACCTTGTTCAAATGACCTTAGTCTTTTCGCAGCTTCAATCAATCCTCTTCTTTGACTCTGAGAGCCAATCAAATTAGACATTTTTAATTGCGATAATATATTCTTTATTTTATTTGAACTGGCAGGTATTAAAGCTCCAGCTTTACCAATACTGCCTATTGCTTCAAGAGCCCCACCGGGGCCACCACGGTATTCAACATCAGGCTCTTTAGTAATACGTTCATAGAGCCAAGATAAATTCTCTGGAGTTACTTTACCTGTTTCAGATAATTGTGGTATGTCCTTAGATGTTTTCCATTTGCCACCAGTAATCCATCCTAATATAGTTTTACTTCTATCAATTTCATTATTTATATTATCATGAGCATATCCAACAGAACCTCCATTTTCAAATTTTAAATGTGGCATCGTTGGTGTCTCCTCGTATACAGGAGTAGTATCTTTGACCTGACCAGACTCATTGAACATCTTATCAGAATTTACCTGCTCATTCATTATACTTGGTTGCTGCATATAGTCTATAAGTTTTGGCATCCTTAAACCTCCTTGTAATATTTACTTCTATATTGCTGTATTATATTATAAAATTCTTTTCTTTTTTGATTGTATAAAATATTCAAAGACTCTTCTTCAGCGGATTGCTCAGGAGTTATCTTATTTATATATTCATTGTACCTTGATTTACCAGTAGCCCCTCTTGTCTTTCTCCAACTCTTAGGTATTGGCCTTATTTTTGATACGGTATTTTTTAATCTGGTTCTAGCTTCTTTTTGAGCAACCCTAGCTGAGACATATTTTTCTTCCATGATTCTGTGTGTTAAAAAAGCTAATGATGAATAATATGCTCTGGCCCTGTACTCATCATTATTAGACCAGAATACATCTTTTAATGCTCTGTAATATGGAGTCTTTGCAGTCATTCCATCATCATAATCGAGATTTATTTTTTCTCTTGGATAATATGCATCAAGGAATTGATACTGCCTACGTTTTGAATCATCAACTCTTTTTGTTGTAGAGCCTACTAAATTTTTTAATACTCTTTGGTATCCACCATAAGCTGCAACTACTTCTTTTAATCCATCATCTAATGCAGTTGTTCCCATTTTTTTACCCTGAGCCACATCAACAATATTATTAAATACTTCTATAGCATTCCTTATAGGTACTGGTTTGTAAGCTTCAGCAAATCCACCATACTCACTAAAACCATTACTAAATAATGCAAACCCTTCAGCTTTTAAAAAGTAATCAAACACTCTTGATGGTGTACTCTTAAAATTATTTGTACGTTCCTCATCAAAAAGAAAATCATAAACTTGATACAAAGTCCATCCACTAGCAACATTACCAGAAAAATATTTCATAGCTGGAACCATATTACCTTCTATAATAGCTGGCTTTATTACATATTTACTTAAGTTTTCTGTCATCCTGTAAGCTACTCTGTAGAATAGAGTAAGCGGCTTTGCCCATCCCTGCCCCATCCAGTACGGTACATAAGGCAAGTCTCCAGAGCCCTGAGTAACAAGATGAGCCTGTTGCCTAGCTTGAACCAGCTCTTTGTTGTTGAATTTCATTGAAAAATTACGGCCATCATTTTTATATGATTTCATGTATGATGCTTTCTGGTCTCTGTATCTATACACCATATTATTTATATCATCTGGTGTAAATTCAAAAGCATCCATTAATATCCTTCTACTAGCTTCACGGCTTACACCCTTAGTATTTATTTTTTTAACACGAGCTAAATTTGATACATGGGTTTCCAAAGCAAATGGGCCTATTGATTGAGCTACCTTACGGTTTAGCACTTCAGTAGTTCTCATAAGTCCTAAATTCGGCAGCCATTTTCTCATAAATTTTGACGGCAGCTTTGTTTCTAAATATAAATCGTAAGCTCCTACATACGGGGCTCCTATGGCAGCTGAACGCTCAGTTTCAGTCTTCCAGTTTTCGCTTATACGATTGCCCTTACTAAATGGATTTATCAATCTGTTATAAGATTTAAACAATTCCTGCCCTGTAAAGACAGTTAAATTCTGTACGTTACCTAATAGTAGGTTTTTTAAACCACTTATAGGAAATGATAGACCAGCTATGGCAGACCATCTTGTTATTGGAGACATTACCTTATCAAACATTCTCTGCTTTTCACCGTATACCTGACTACGCATTACTTTCCTAGACCAATTCTTATAATATGAATCCTTTGTCTCTAATCCTACATTCTCTGACAATTTATTTATCATTCTGTTTACATCTGGAGATTTAGCACCACCATAAGCATGATAAGTTGCAGTTGAATGGGCTAACCTGCTGAAATAATCATCAACAACATTTACATAATCAGTTTCATAAACTTTTATTACCTTATCTACAAGCCATTTATTCCCATCATTCCCCTTTATCACATTACCCACTTTATAAGGCTCTCCTTTTGGAGTAAATTCTTTTCCCCTATCTAGTGGGATTATATCTCCCCATTCTCCTCGGCCTCTCATAACATAAAAATAAGCTGGAAGCTCAGCACTTCTTGTATACTGCTGACCGTGAATATTTTCTGTGCTATGTATCTTTTTTAAATCATCTAAGAATTGCTTAGCTAAGTCAAATTTTTCTTCATACTTTAAGTTTAAACCTTTATAATTTTTATCATTCTGAGCCAAGTAATCAGCTGCCATATTAATATTTCTATCATCAGCATTAACAAAGTCTATAAAGTCTTTAGTTGCAGCTCTTGGAGAATATCCCGGGGTTTTTTCATCAGTCCCAACAAAATGACTTCTTGATTTTTTGGGGTCTATAAGCACTGACTGACCTTTTGAATTTGGTATGCTATATACACTCCTACCGGCTGCTGTTTGACCTATTGGCCTTTTCTTGAGAAAGTCCATAGCTTTCCTTACCTGCTCGGAATGTAAATCAAAGTCTTTATTTATATTTACTATTTCTATATAGTTGCCCTCAGTATCATATAACTCAAGAAATCTTTCCCTTTTTAAAGTTTTTGTTCTGGTATTCCTTGTCCATGAATTTGAACTTATCTGGGCAATAGCACCTTCATCAAATAAATCAGAGTACCTATCAACAACAGCTTTTAACCCATCAATTCTTTGACCTTCCATTCCTTTTAATGTTGCACCTGATAATTTTTCAGCAAGTTTTATTGCCCCTTCAGATTTCTGCATCGGCCCAAAGACATCAGGGTCTTTCCAAGCTATGATATATTTACTAACATCAGCTAAATCCACACCAGTACCTTTTAAATCTCTGTGCAGCTTGCCGTGGTGATTAATAGCAAGACCTATAGTATGCTGTCTAAACCTACCGTGATTTAACTTTGTTTTTCCAACTTCAGCTCCAGATGGGCCTAAGCCAAAAGCTATTGTTGATGTTGGCAGACCTGTTTCTTTTAATTTCCTACCTGCAGTTTTTAAGAATTGTCCAAACTCAGGGCTGATTTTTTCTATAAAATTTTCATTTGGCAAAGACACTCGTGTATTCCATAGGTCTACAGAAACATTCTCATCCCCCTGAACTACATCTATAACTCTTTTTAACTGACGCTCAGTTAAATTCTCTGGCTTACCTTTTGAATTTGGCCAAACTGTTGATATTACTGCTCTCTTTTCAAAGTCTTCAAATTTTCTTTCATCAAGAACTGATTTTAATTTGTCTCTAGCTATTGCCCATTGCTGCCTTTCCGGAGCTGTTTCAAGAGCCCCAATCTTAGATTTTAATAAACTAATTTTCTCATTTATAATTGGATTATCTTCACCTATTTTACCGGCCCAATTTTTCTTTGCATATGCTACAGCATCATCAAACTTGCCAAATATAAGTTCACTAGGCTCTCCCCAATCTGTGGGCTTTACTATTGTTTTTCTATAAGCCCTGCCTGTATCCGGATTTTTCTGTCCTTTCATTCCCTTATAGTATTCAAGCTCTAGCTTCCATTTAGGTTCTTTCTTTGCAAGTACGTTCTTTCTTACAATTTTCATTTCCGACAATGGTATTTTGTATTCCTTTATTTGCTCTTGAGATTTCTCCCTTATCATAGTTTCAATTTGCTTTGCATAATTTTGCTGCAACTGCATTTCTTTCTTAGACCACTTCGGCTTGCCTGTACCAAGTATAATTTTTTCAACAATATTGTTGACAGCTTTTAAATCTTTTGCTGGTATTGGTTTAAGTGTTGTCGGCTCTTCAATAGCTGTAAATAGAGAACCCTTCTCCGGCTTCTTTACTACTTTTTCTGGGGATAGCATTTTATCAAAAACCTCTTCCGGAGCTGTAGAGCGTTTTTTATTTATATAAGCAAAGTCACCTTCTATTCTGTCAACCTTTAATGGATAAAGGTTGCCTTCTTTATCAACGAACTGTTCTTTACCGCCTTTGACCCACTGTACTAAATCTCCTTTAGTACCTGCGTCGCTTTCTTTATGAATCCTTACAGTATAATCTCTGTATCTATCTTTTGTTGAAGTATATAATCTTAATTGTTTTCTATAATATGAAGCACGTTCAGCATTTTCTTTTGAGTAAGTAGGCATTTCACGACCTTTTAACTCATGAGAGTCAGATATTTTCCATTGCCCAGTAGTTGCCCAATTTGCTTCAGCCTGCTGCATCATTGCATCTGCGCTTTTCATAGCTTCAATAGGTATATCATCAATTAAATCAGGGTTCTTAAAATCTATTCTATTATACTTTTTAGTTAATTGATTCCTAGCTTCTTTTAATGTTTTACCTCTGAATGTCCCAGTTTTTCCTGTATTTAAATATTGATAGGTTATAAATCCCTGTTGCAATTCCCCTTCTGCAGCTGCTTTACCTTTAAATTCGCTAACTATTATAACGTCTTCAGGGTTCTTCTTATTAATATAATATGCCCCCTGTTTCTGTATTGTGTCCCTATGTAATGTCATTATACTATCTGTGAATTTCTTCCCCTTGCCATAAACCATGTCCATAGCTACTGGACTATCAAAATTCATGTCAAGTAATGCTCTATACATTTTTTCTTTAGCCCCTATATTGCTCAATCCCTGAGCAACGTAATGGAATCCAACCAAAGATAGACCATGAAGAACCCTATCTCTAATATCCATATCAGGGTCGCCTCTTCCAGTTAGATAATCTTGATAAGCCCCAACAGCCATCAGAGTTACAGGTTCAGTTATAGGCCCAAACTTTGCCCCGGCTAGTGTTGGTATACCTGCTGCTCCGAATAAAGCACCAGCAAATAAATCTTTGGGGACATCTAATGCCCTGTCAACCAATCCTTCCCCCGGTTTATTAGATACAGCCCCAATCGCTGCAAATGTAAGAGCACTGTTTGCCAGTCTGTCAACGGCTGCAGCTCCTCCGTATCCCCATCTTTCAGCTGCATCTTTTATTATTTTCTTATACTTTTTACTATTACTTAATACAGAGCCGTAAGGTTTTGCAACAATAAGACCTTCAGCAGTCTTGCCCATTCTCGATACTCTACTTGCCTGAAACCTCGCCCCCTTTGATGCTAAGTCTTCTATATACTCTTTTTGCCTGTCTCTGATAAATTTTTCAGCCATCAGTTTTCTACTCTGATGATGAGATACAGTTTGCTCAAGCCTTGCTACTTTTTCAGCAAAGTCAGCTCTTAATCCACCTTCTTGTTCTACAGTTTTTTGTAAAAATTTAGGCTTAGGCTTACCTTCCCTAAACATAGCAGCTGATGTTTTCTTAATTTTATCAATCTGAAATTGAGCATCTTTAATTTTTTTTGATGACTTGCCTAATACCCTTAATGCCTTATAGGACTTCTGCATAGTCTTACCTGCTAAGGCAACAGGGGCCCCAACTCCACCAGTAAGTAAACTTACACCAAGAAAAGGAAGTATACCCCCAGCTAATTCACCCGTCATCCTTGCAATTTGCTCACCAGTTGTCATGGCTTCTGATGCTGCTGGCTCACCTCCCCAATATCCCAAGCTAATACCAGACTTTAAACCAGCCCCAAGTGATTCTAAAAATCCTACTGACTCTTGCTCTGTCAACTCCGTGCCTGTCATAGCTACAGAACGTGACATATCATTTATATTTAATGATGGAGTGCCATATGTTCTAGCTAAGTAATTATCATATGGACTTGATGTTCCAGATATTCTGGATAAGTAGCTTTCGTATGGACTATCTTCTTGGTTGAAAGTTCCGCCAGTTCTAGCTAGATAATTTTCATAAGCGGACGGCATTATATATTATTTACGAAGAGACATTATAGCTTCTTGTATTGTAACTCGTTCCCAAAACGGCCAAGTATCTTTTGCTATAATACCTCTTTTAGCATAAGTAAAAGATTGTTTATTTATTCTGACCTTAACAGACTCCCCTTTCATTACTTTATTAGAAATAGGGTCTACTGTTAATCCCTTCTTTTTTAAATCTGCACCTGTTTTATATGGTTTTTCTGGGTCTTTTAGACCTCTTTTTAGTAAATGAAGAAATGGTATTCTTCCTTTTTCAGTAACAACTTCTTCTGATTCAGATGGGACTGCTGTTGGCAGTGCTCCCATTGTTCTTTCGCCAGTAAACCATTGCATAAATTTGGCTTTATCATTGCCAAAATGTTTTTTAGTAAACCCCTCACCAAAAGTTTCACCCATCTTTGCTTGCTGCCATTGGTCTTCATAAAAAGCTCCAGCATCTGTATATCCTAATTCCGCAGGTGTTGCTTTTTTCATCCCAGCCTTACTCAAAAACCCGGGGCCTAGAAAAGCTCTACCAAGCCTAGTTTCTCTTGGGACTAGAACTTCTTCAGCGTCAATCCCCGGAAGAGTACCTACACCAGCTAATTGTACATTTGCTTCATCTTCAGCCTGTTCCTTTTGACTTTGGGTTAAGAGCTCATAATCTTTATTAAACATAATCATGGCTGATTCCTGAGCCTTTTTATCAAACAATGATTTCTTATCATCATCATCAGCTTGACCGAAGAAATACTCAGGCAAATTATTTAAAGCCATTTCCTTCATTCTTATCAAATCATTTATAATTGGGGCACTGGCATCTAAACCAGCTTTACCTAAAGCAACTGATATTGTAGGTACTAGATTAGCCCAATATTCAGAAGCCTGCTTTTCATTGGCAAACTGTCTACTTATTTCTCCAGCTACTATTTGTAATTCAGCAGATGATACTGGCTTGTCATCCTTTAGGAGTGATGTTCTTATTTTTTGAGCATCCATTCCCGCTGGCAATGTTTGAGAAAGTATAGCATCTAAAGTCTTCTGGTTTTCCTCATACATTAACGCTCTATTGTATGAATCTTCATAACCAGATACGTCTTCAGATATAAAAGATTTAGAAGCTAAGTTTTTTAATAAAGGCCAATTTGCTACTTTATTTTCTCTTGTCATACTGCCCGAATCCCAAGAGTCTTTAAGTAATTGAAATTTTAATCTATCGCCTTCGTCACTTTTAGCTAATTCTAAATCTGTTGAAGGAGCTACGGGAATTTCTTTAAGTGATTTAATACCATTACTGTCTTTATAGGGAATTTTAAAGGTTCTACTGCCAAACTTATTATATATTTCTCTCCTTAAGTCAGGTCTATTCCCAGCCTGTTCCATAGCCATCGTATATGTTTCTCTAGCTCTATTAAAGTCATCCTGAGCAGTCTTTTGAGATTGTTCAAAAATATAATCTTGCCTAGCCTCTGTATCCTTTGTTTTTTTATAATTAAATTTCTTATCTTCCTCAAGTTTATCATAAAAATATTCTTTTTTACCTTGTTCAAGAACGTCTTCTCTATAAACTACATCTTCAGCTCTTTCCTTTTTTTCCTGCTGAAGACTTTCATAATCCAATCTAGCTTCAGTAATGGCTAAAAGAGTTTCTGGAGTAAGCCATTTACCGGCCGTCTCATAGAATCCTGCAGCCGCTGAGGAATCACCTATAGTAATTGATGGTCTTCTTAATAAACTGCCTTCAGCCATAAAAACTCCTTAGTTAAGGGCCTTCCCAAGAAAAAAGACCTTTTTCAAATCCGCCACTGCCACTCAAATCTTCACCAGATAAATCTTTTCCTTCATCTCCATATTGAGTATCTCCACCAGCTTCGTCTTTATATTGGTCTCCTACTATTTTCCATCCTTCACTTTCATCCCAATAGAATGTGTTACCTGCATATGTCGTTATCTCACCCGGATAACTACCATCGTAAGTTGGTCTCTCCGTTTCATCTCTATCTGCAAATCTTGTAGCACCGGGGATTCGTGAAACAACATCAAGCATGCCGTAGATATCGCTTACATACCTATCTCTTTCAGATTTTACACCTTTTTGAAGTGTTGAAGAAGCAGAAGCCATACTTGCTTCAAGCATAGTTTTTGCTGATGCTCCTTTTGTTAAATAATCTTTTAATATACCACTCCTAGCTTCTCCCATTCCCTGCTCTCTCTCCCCAAATCCGCTAAATCCCTTACCCAAACCAAGTGATTTTTGGTACGACTTCTCAAGACCTAATTGACCCAATTGCTTATATTGTCCAATTTTAGACTCATATCCCTCTTGAGCTGCTCCTGTAGTTGCCATATAATCCTCATAAAAAATCTGCTCTCCTTCTGGATTATACTCTTGAAACCTTTTAGCATATCTTCCAGTTGGCTCATATCCATATTGTGAATATAAATCTTGTAGGTCCGGTGTTCCCCCTTCAATACCATATCCACTAGCGCCGGTGCTTTCATCATATGAATAATCATCACCTTCATGATATCCGCCATGGCTATAACCGGGAACTGATTCAGTATATCCTCCCGCAGACATTCCTAAGAAATCTGACAAAATAGACTTATCCATATTTTTATTTTTATTTCTTGGAAATAGAACAAAATTCAGTAAGTCTAATGGTTTTTTACCTATTGCTTTAACAACTTCTTTATTCAACACATATTCACCTACAGGGTCTTGTTTTGTTGGGCCTTCTACTGCTATTACTTGATTATCCATTATCTTACAGGGCTTTGCATATGACTAAGAAGCCCTCCTCCCATAAAACCTTCAATAGCCCCTCCATGTAATTTATTTTCTAGTAAAGTGCTACCATATCCCCCATGTCCATAAGTTGTTTCTGACCTAATTCCGTACCCCTCCGGTGGTTCTACATTAAGAAATCTCCTTAACCACTGATTATTAAGCTCATCAGAACTATAATCATCACCAACAACAGCATCACCAGCAGCATCACCAGCAGCATCACCAGCAGCATCAGGAGCAAATTTACTAAATAAACCTTTGCCAGACTCACTTACTAATGAGCCTAAAAGAGACACTACGCCCGAACCCTTAGCCATACCCTCAAAATATTTATCTTTTTTACCATATTCTTTTCTTAATTTATCGAAATCTTCTTCATATAATCCTGTAGGAGAAGACCCAATCTTTATTCCCTCACCTTTAGCATATTCTGAACCCTTCTCTGCGCCTTTCCAAGCTGAATATCCTTTAACTAATGACTTTAAAAGAGGTCTACCATACTTATAAGCTGCACTTGCTGCACTTGCTTGTGGAAAGGCAAGTTTAACAGCCAAATCGAATAACAGACCTGATGCAACACTGCCGCCCATAGCCCCAAGGCTAGAATATAATTTTCTTTCATCAGTTTCAGTTTTTATATCTGAAGCATAATCACCAAGAGATGACTCTGTTTCCCATATATCTCTTGATAAATCAGACCTTAAAGGCGCTCCCCAAACACTTGACGGTATATTATACGCCATATTAAAACTCCTTGTTATAAATTAAGCTGGCACAATTCAAGCTTAATATAAAGATATTAACGCTAAAGTGACAACCGTTATAATTAAGTATCATAAGTAACTTCCATGAATGCATTGAAATCATCAACCTCAACCGCACTGCCGCCATTAGAAGTAAATACAACTTTCAAAGTTAAAACGTCACCTGCAACAAATGCGTCTGCATCCATTGCCTGTACATCTGATACACCTGTATCACCAGTGCTTGTTGGGTCTGAAGATTTAGAGAAAACCTTAGTACCATCTTTATAAACGCCAATATTTACAGTGCTATATGTTGACCCACCACCACCCGCGGTAACACTGGTAACATTATATTGACAGGAAACACCAGTAATACTACCGGGCCTATGTTGTCTATATCCCTGAGTAGCAGACATCTGTGTACCATTATTAAAATCTAAATACCTATCAGTAGTAAATGCACTAGCTTCACCACCATCAAAATATGCACGAGTACCACCTTTAATTGCCCCATCAACTACTATATTTCCATGCACAGTAAGATTTCTATCTACAATTTGGTTCCCATCATGGGAAAGATAAACCTTATATAATCTACTCTTAACCTTTTTAAAAAGGGCTAATGGCTTATTCGGCTCTTGAACAAATACCTGTTCACCCTCTTTCATACTAATTGATGATGGGGTATGGCTGTAAGTAGATTTTGTATCACCAGATGGAAGCGTAGATTCTTTTATATTTTGCAGTCTACGTATATCTCTATAGGTTGGCATTATCCCACCTTCTTATGTAAAGTTCTATATTCTATAGTAATATCATTTATTTGTATACCCGCTGTACTTCCAACGACATTAGTCGGATTAGTTATTTTTAATTGCAAACTCTGGCAGGTAAATGGAGTAGATGGATATGCTTTTAAAATAGCCCACGATGCACTTGCTGAAAAATTACCAGTTAAATTTGTATAGGAATTTGTAGTTCCATCTGTTTCATATGATATTGGAGTAGTTTGCGCATTGTCACTCTTATATGTTATATATACAGCATAAATCTTTTTTAGAACACCGGGCTGTCCAAAATCTATATCTTTTGTTTTTACTAGAAATGTACTGGTTGCTCCATTATATAAAGTTGTATTAACATATTTTTTAACATTGAATGAATGTAGTACCCCACCTTGGGCATTAGAATGAGTTGCTGCAGTAGTACCATTATATCCCCTTTTTACAGTTAATGTATTGCTGCTTATAGATAAGACCTTCATACTCTCTGCATCATAGTTTACTATATCACCAGAATCATAATCGCCTCCAGCTCCTACATCAAATGTTACTGCGGTTGTATCGGTAATAGCCCCGTCAAGTTCTCCGTCACCCGGCTCATACTCATTAAATAACTGAAGACATAAATCTCCATTATAATCTATGTCAAAATTACTGTACTGGTCTTTATTGGATGCATCACCATCTGTTAATAAATCAGTAGCAAATATCCAACTCTTAAACTTAAAATCATATATATAAGCATTTCCGCTGTCAGTTACAGAAGCAAAACAATCTTTCATAACAATAATTTGTTTACGTTTCTTTTCGTATCCAACTATTGACCCATCTGTAATAAATGAAGACCAAGATGGGCAGTCACCGCTGGCAGTGCCATCCTCTAAAATTTTACCCTCTATCAAATTTGTTATTCTACTACCATTATATAAATAACAACCATTCTCATTTACCCAGCAAATTCCATAATCAGTTCTAAACGCAGCCGCAGGATGAACTATCCCATTATGTTTTACATTCTCTTCTAAAAACCATCCCGTATCAGATGAAGATGAAACATTAATTATCTGAACAGATTTTTGTTTGAAAGCTAAAATCCTATCAGCATACTCCATTAAATGCACATATACTTCATTATCACCACGGACAACATCAATAAAATTAAATGATGGAAATGTATCAAATCTATTAGGCATACTATACATTATTCTATCGCCATAACTGGTAGGCTGGTCACTGCCCGGTGGAATAATCTTTATATTAGCAATAAATGCTCTTCTATTACATACAACAGCACACCCCCATCCCTCACCAGCCTTACCAATACTATTAGAATCTACAGAACTAGGATATCCATTTAGTGTTTCGTAAGTATCCAAATTGGGATTTAAAGAATCAACACTTGCGCTATAAAACTGAGGAGGTGTATCATCTGTCCACGCTCCATCGTAATCTGATAACAATGACACCCTTGCACCTTCTTTTAAACTAATATCAGCAAGAAGAGTCCAAGGGCTGTCACCGGAACCATTTGGCCTAAAATAAGCTCTCCCACCGCTTATCCTTTCATCGTATGGACCTTCTGCTCTTATTACTATAGCAACCTTCTGGCCTGCGGTTACAGAAAATGTTTTATTTGAACTCGGTGCATATAATAAAGACTCTTGATTATCGTCATATATAAAACTTATTGCTATCTGGTATGTATCAGCTTCCCATGTACTGGCAGCATCGGATGACATTGTAGTTGTTATATTAAAACCAGCCCCTGCTGTAGAAAGATATCCAGAACCAATAGCGGCTTCTGTAGGGGGTGTTAGTCTATTATTATTTGCATAAAATCCCATATAACTATATTTACTAAGACTTGGTTCAAAATGAACCCTCTTAACAAAACCCCACCACTGAACCTCACCAGCATTACTACCTACAGTTGAATCCCTCATTCTTGTATCGCATACTCTTACTGCATTATCAACAACATAATACATAAACCTTGCCGGAACCATTGGCACATAAGCACCAGAAAATGTTTTTACAACCTCTTCAGTAACAGCATCTGTTGATTTTAAATAATGACCTACACTTGGTTCTCCAGCATCTCCAAGTAAAAATAGTGATTCTCCGTACTTATGATAACTAATAGATGTTGAATCGCCAGCCGCTTCTGTTGTTGTAGTATCTCCAACAACTAAATATTTATTAGCGGCGGGAGCGGCATGAGATTTAACAGTATGAAATCCATCATTGCTAGTGCTTCCTGTAACAAGTATTTCAGAGCCAACTGGAAAAACAGGTCGTAAATCAGTACCAGTTGTATAAATAATATGATTACCGGCAGATGCCGCTGTATATCCAATATCTGTTCGGCTGGATATACTTGTAGCTCCAACAGTATAATCTATTTCAAAAGATTTAAACCCATATCCACCCTCTATAGAACCCTCATATCTAGCTCCCGCATCTCCATGAGTAGCAAAACTACCACGACTGCGAATAATACCATTGTGGTCTAGCATCACATTCTGAGCTGTAACCAACTGGTTATTATCTATATCTCTTGGGTCTCTTAAATTATTTACACCACCTGAGAAATTATTTAAGGTTAGAAGCTGTTTAGGCATTAATCACGCAGCTCCACATGAACTAAGTCATCAAAGTTATTATCTTTAATCTCACCATCTGAATCCCAATCTCCTCCCCAGCGTATCTTAACTCCCATAGATTGACCTATGCCTCGTACCATGCCACCCATATAATGAAACCTTTCACGGTCATCCCAATCAATAGGATAAGGAGATAAGTCAACAGCTTTTCCTGCCATGTGCTTACTGTACTTGACCTTTGTAGCTCCCTTAGCCAAAAGCTCTTTCTGACGCTCTTCAGTTCGTAAACCCTCTATAATCGTAACGTCCATAATCTTTATAAGTTCATTAAGAACATTTACAAGTTTAGTATTTACACCCTTCAGCCTTTCTTTTGACCTTTTGCCAAATCTGGGCATCTTAAAACAGCCCCCATTTAGCTTTCAGAACTGCTTTGCCTACATCAATCACTTCTTTCATTACAGCATCTTTCTCAGCCTTTGTAAGCTTACCATCTCTATATCCTTCTTCTAATTTTTTCATGACATCACCAAACTCTTTGACTATGTTCTTGTATTTAGCTGCTACAAGAGTAGCGATACCAGCTACAATAACACCACCCATATAGAAGGCGTTTGTCCAACTTACCCATTCACTCATTTAAAACTCCATGTTATTATTGTTGTTAATATTGCCATTCCACCAATTATATAGTTTCTCCAGTTCTCAAGAGACCTTGTACGTCCATTGAGAGCTTTTAATTGGTGCTTTATATCAGGCAATTCTCTATTAAGTATAGTTTCAATTCTAACTAAACGCTCTTTAACATCGTTTCTGTATACATCTATTGGTTCGTAATCCATATTAATGCCTACCATTTATTCGGCTAACATTACCTTTTATTTCCATCAGAACATCAGACATATCATTAATCTCACTTACCATATCTTCATGCCGTCTATCTCTTGTTTCATCACTACGGTTCCATCTATCTAAGAATTTAAGCACAATACTTTCAATATTAGAAATTCTTACAGACTGCTCTTCATTTTCCACTTTAAGATTTTCAAGTGCTTCAGCTTGTTGACTGGCTCTCTTGTTCATTGAATAAACCAAGAACATAAACATTGCACCCACAACACCTATCATTCCCGCTTCTGAGTAGAGTGTTAAAAATTCCTTCATTCGGTTTAGTTCCTCGGAAGATTACCATGTATACTTACATAATGATTTATTTTAGCTAGTATCTCACTAAAAGACATAGCTCTTACTTTTTCTTTTTCTTTCTCCAACTTAGTGGATTTAGATTTAATTCTTTTTGGTACCATTGTAATTCTTCTTCCATCTTAGCATATCTTTGCTGTTCATCTATTATATGTCTATCAACCAATTCAGCGATTTGGGCAGTCGAAGTATCCATCCCCTCTTCGAGTGCTTCAATTCGTGCGACAATATTCCAGAAACCGTAAACCAACATCCCACACAGAACCAAAATCTGTCCCAACCATTTAATGTTGAAAGAGAAAACCATGTTATCATCCACGAGAGTTCCCCTATAGCTTCTGGCGGTATTTGGTTTTCCATTTATGTGTTTGTCAGCCATGCCATTAAGTAGAATACTCCGATGAGAAAAACTCCAATACCTAACCAGAAATGGTATTCTTTACTATCATTCATTTGATTTCCCATCCAGCCACAGACCATCCAGAATCACATCCTGTTGCTAAAGTTACTATACAAAGTATTATAATTAATAAAATTATCCATACCGACAATACAACAAATTCATTTTTTTTCATATTACTATCCATATTGCTATTGCTGTTTCTACAAACAAATCTGCTGCTGTATTATAAGCCCACTTACTCTTAGTGCCATATACTTCTTCAGTACCTTCTATGAAGTATTCAGCAACCTCCCACAGTAATCCAAGTAGAAATACTATCATTACAGCCCAGAATGCACTTGCCCCTAGCCATAGTGACACTTTACACAGAAAAGCTCCGCCAGCGAGGTGATAGGCTGTCCAGTGGTCAAGCTGTCCTGTAGACAGTTGCCAACCAACAAACTTGTGTAAAAAATTAAACACTATCCTAAATAACACCAAACAGCGCCGCTGCCAAGTGTAATGGAAGTCCATCTTCCATATACTGTAACACCAGCTATTAATGTCTCACTTGCAGATAAAGCATCTCCATTACCACTGCCGTCTGCAGTTGAAGCTCCTGCTGTATTTACATAATCATCAGTCTCAGCTACAAGAGCGCTGATAGCTGAAGTTTCTGTAGCTGTAATAGCAACTATAACTCCACTTTTTGGTGTATGGGCTGATGTATCTTTTGCAAGAAAAGAACCACATTGCCCAAGCTGAGCATTTTTAGCCTCTACTGAATTTAGTTTTATTTTCATTTCGGTACCTCGTTATAATTATAACATATACTATCTACAAGCCTATGTTTACAAATATCAATTCTTCCATGACCATTGTCATGTTTCTTAGCGCATTCTCTCACGTAAAATTGTTCTGCTATTTCAAAACTATTAGTACGTTTTGCTATTTCTCCATCTACATCAACAAAGTATGAGTAACTCGCAGGGTAAGTCAGAGCTTCGGTAGTTCCATCTTGATATGCCTTAGTTCGGGTGACCCCGGGTGTGTTATTTTTATGAATCCTAACACGATGACCCTGACTACACCTGCGTACTATCATTATGCCTCAGCTTCCACCAATTCAGCTTCTTCTTCGGCTTCAGGTTCTTTTAGAGACTCTCGGAGCATATTAACGAATGCTTCCTTGCCTACGTCCAACTGCTGTTTCATAAAAGCATTTGTATTCAGCTTGTTCTGCATATCATTAATATGATTAAGAATCTGTTTTGATTCATCCGACATCTCTTCTATGACATATTCATTGCCATC